ACAAAGTTAAATCTCTTACAACCATTACCAGCAGGTCCTTCCGTACGGACATAGGACATTCTGATCACCTCACCAGCAATCAGTTCACGACAAATGACACCATCACCAAACACAACGTTGTATCTTTGGTCATCTGCTTCTTCTAGGAAGTAACCACGAGTGGTTCCATCCACATCAACGATGTTTTGAACAAGGTTATAGGTGTCAATCTCTTCAGATGTTGCATTAGGAGAGATAGAAACACGCAGAAGGTCTGTATCGACCTGATCAGAGGGGATAGGATATGATCTCTTCTTAACATCAGTAACTGTGTACTCATAATCAAGACTATTGCCCTGATAAATCACCACTTTCTCGAAGGTAGCAACACCATCAGCTTGATTTACGGTCACTGAGAGCGCCTGTGGCAGCGTAAAGGTGAAACTTGCACCAGATGTACTAGAAACGAACACATCGCCCTTCTGGAGTTCCACAGACTGGGGATATACGGTGCTAGAACCAATAACTTGTGTCTGTACAGCAAATCTGACACACGCTTTTGGCGCTTTTATGGATTTTGGTGTATAATTCAGTTGCTTTGCAATCTTGACAACATTGTCTCTAATAGTTGCCGATTCCAAAAATGCCTCGTTCATCGCCATATTGGCATTGAACGCAGCGTAGTATGTGTTATATGATAGAACGTCCAGCAAATAAGACGCAGCGGAACCTTCAAAGTCGTAATCAGTGAACTCCGTGCGAGTTCTCAGATAGGATCTGATTGATTCACGAATCTCTGTAAAATCTAGAGATGTAAGATTAGATGGTATTGCTGCCATTTTTAGGTGGGCTCCAGCAGGAAGTCTACGGTTTGTACAAGGGTTTCACCAATAATTGTGTAATCAATTTCAACTTGTAGTTCGTTTGCACCTTCATAGGTCATACGAACTTCATTGACTGTCACTCTAGGTTCAAGTCTGATAATAGTATTGATGATTTCTTCTTTGAGTTCTTCAATCATAAAGACATCGAAGTTCTCAAAAAGCATTTCACGAAGTCTTGACCCAATATTTGGTTGAAAGGGTCTTTCACCATAACCAGTTAAGATTAGATTCTTAATCGATTGCTTAATAGCGTTCTCATTTTTAACCACAGCAAAATCCTCGGTATTAGGGTTTGCCAACATCCCAATACCGAGGTCTCTAAATTCGCGAGATAAATTTCGTTCTGCCTTAAAACGGTATGCCATTAAGTGTCAAGTTGTTCGACGTAATCATCGAAACCTCCTTCACCGCCACATTGTTTAGATAAACGATCCTTAGGTGGATCGTTGGGTTTCTTTTTTGATCTGTTTAGGTATTTATCAGAGCGGGGGTCGGTTATTAAAACCATCCCGCTTTTGATGAACTCTTGTCCCTGGTCTGGAATTGGTGAGTTAGCCATTGTTATTTAGAACGTATGTGGGTGGGTGAAAAGCACAATACTCGTTGAAGGTGATTTTCATCTCTTTGTTTGTGAGACCGCAATGGTCTGCAGCTTTAGGAAGGTTCCACTTTGCAGACCACAGCATCTCCATTGCTTTACGTGTCTCTGGACGCACTATTTACCTTGCCCCCTGTAGCGTTTCTTTGCCTTATTTCCACTAGATGCAGCGTACTTGGTGTGCTGTCCTGATCCCTGCCGCGTTTTCTTGGGCTTTGTCTCAATGAGTTTCTGTCCAGAGAGACCTACTTTTGCTCGTGCCATAGTGATTGGTGTGGTACTCAGTAATTATATCACAAATTAGCAGGCAAGCACATTAGGAGATCCGTATGCAATAACACTTGAACAAGGGTAACTTGCGCCAGGTGCTCCGATTCCAAGCGGATCAAGCATTCGTGCAACGGGAACTTTGAATGCATACACACTCATTGTTGTTGCTTCCGCAAGTCTAGCGTGTCCGACACCTCCCATATCCTCCACAGAGAGCATACTACAAGTCGTAGGAGTGGGAATGATACACATTGCCTTACCACAAGGGCAAGAAAAGTTAATAATATTAGTACCAAACGATGTATGTGGTGTAAACATATCACCGAAAATCATAATCGGGAGGAAGTTCACAAGAACTGTCGCTCTCAATGGGTTGATTGCAGTCAATGGGATCAATGGCATTGGTGGCCACATACAAGTCTTATCCTTCACAATAATACTGAGAGGGATAGGTGGTGTGCCACAAGACTGCCACATATGAATAGTCGCAGGAATCGGAATGCCGTGCCCAGAGCAAGGCAATCCATTGATTGAAGCTACTGGTTTGTTAATTCCTAATGCCATTAGGTCAAATCACATTCATCGAAGTATGGATTTCCATAATTGTCCAATGTGGTTGACAAAAGTCGCGTAGAACCAGTTGCCCAGTTCTTCCAATGCATTGTTCCATTTACGGGTCCTAGTTCTATATAGGGACCATCCTCCGATAATTTACCTGAGTCAAACGCAATCGTTGAGTGAATAACGTTTCTCAGTGCCCAGTTTCCGAATCCGCACGATCCGAAGAAGTCATTGTTATTGCAAGGATCGGATGCGCTGATGCCATTTCCATTAGAATCATATCCTCCATAAACATTCAGTACACCATCTGCAACAAAGTTGTGCCAGTTGTCATTAGGAAACTTACCACCACTACAACTAGAAAGTGCTAATTGAGTATATGGGACATTATTTTGACTGAGCTCAACATCATTAGCATCCACAATGATCTGATTGAAGAACAATCCCACATATTGGTTGATATTATCTCCAATCCAAGTGCTAAGTTGTCCCAACTCCACGTTTGATGTTGATAGAGTAGCACCAGGACCATTAAAGTCGAAGGTATTCTCATCACCAGAGGTCGGTACGAACTCATACTGCCCGTTTCCTGTGCTGTAGCAGCGTCCTTTTACGTTTGACCCTCTAGTACAGGCGTGTGTCTTGTAACCGCCCGTCACGGGGCGTCCAGCGGTCAATGTGGGTTTAGGCAACCACTTCAACCAAGCCAAGAATCTCTGGTTTACTGCTTCACTAACACCAGTGACATCACCTTCAATGGTCATTGTCACACGAATAGTTGCCTCTTCTTTCTTACTACCGCAATACTTGAATGGCATCCATCCATAAGTTCTCTCTTTTCCGTCAGTATCGAACGCTGTGTATGGACAAGGAACATCAAAAAAGCGTTTTACCATATAAAGATTCGCTTGATCCATCTCAATACAGTCTCCTCCGAAGATTCCACGGAGACCTTGAGTCATTTTAGCGTTGATTTGACCCGTATTCTTCCTAGAATTCTGCTTTGCACCAGCAAGAAACGCATTATTTTGGTTCCAATTTGGGTCTTGCTGTGAGACATTACCCCAAAGTGACTCCAAATCGGTAAAAGTGTTAATGTCGTGCCAGTTTTCACCGATATTTGGGTTGATACAGATCTTAGGAATGACATTTTCGCAGAATTTTGTCTTCTCTTTGATGTCAATATCCGTACTTTTGATGTATCCAGTCACATAAGATGTCTGAATTGGGTTTTTTAGTGTGCCAAGTGCTTGTCCAGCACTCTTATACATCTCATCAAAACCAGCTCTTACCTCTGGATCAGGAATTCCACCCGATTTAATGGATCTTTGAACCTCATCATCAGTAATATTTGCGCTATCACCAACAACAATGTCCTCTCTAGTTTCAGTTTCACGCTCAACAACCTGCACATACACCTCTTCACCAGGTTGATACCCCGCGCCTTTGTCGGTAATTGTGACAGATTTGACGCAACCCTCTTCATTTACAGTAACTGTACCCTTCGCTTGGCGGAAGTTACCTGTAAAATTGTCTTCAGTAATGTATTGTTGTGTCTGAATGTTGCGTGCAACCTCTTGTCCTGCACGCTCTGTGGAGTCAAATTCGTCTGATGACTCAAGATTGATCGCATAATCAACCTCAAAGTCGTCTTCAAACGCTTCTGGAACGTTTTTTGCCGTATCTGAGAACCCTTCTTCGCGCACAACATCGGGAATACCAATAATCAGTGACGGATTTACATAATCTTTGCCCGCATTTATGATTTCAATGCGCCCAATCTGACCTTTGTTATTGATAACTGCCTTCAGAACTGCCACATCCA